GCTGAAGTTATTGGAGTAACGACTACAGATATTCCTCCCAACGCTTATGGGTTTGCTCTAACGGCTGGTAGACTTGAAGGATTAAATACATCATTACTTACTGCGGGTGCAGAGTTGTACTTGTCTACAAGTGAGTCTGGTAAATTTACTTCGACTGTTCCTGCTACCCCAAACATTCCATTAACTATTGGGTATGTGACTAGCTCAGATTTAACTAACGGCACCATGCTTGTTAATATTCATTTAATGGAAGGAGCCAACAAGACAACAGGTTCTATTCTGTTCGCTCGTGATAATAAAATTGACCAAGATAACACAGATTTATATTACGATTATGTAAATCATAGGTTGGGTGTTGGTACAAATAACCCAACAGCAAGCTTGCATGTCGTTGGTTCTGGATTATTTACTGGTAATGTAACAATTTCAGGTAACTTGTTAGTTTCAAACGCTCAATCTATTACTACATCGCAGTTAACTGTTGGTGGTAACACGATTATTCTTAATGATGCTGTTACAGGAACCCCAACATCTAACGCGGAAATTATTGTAAATAGAGGCACTTCAGATAACGTTTACATTAAATGGGCTGAAGATATCAACGAATGGGTGATGTTTGAAGATGGGGCATATCCAGAAGGGCATATTCTACATTCAGAAAAAACATTTAGTACTTGGACACAATATACTGCTGCAGCCGCATACGAGAAATTAACTCATCCAGTAGGTGGTGATGTAGCAAATAATACAAACGAAACTGCTAAAGCAGGATTTCAAACTGCTAATATAGCAAGTTCTCATGCTATTGCGGGTTACACTCAAGCTAACACGGCTACAACTAATGCAGCAACTGCTGATCAGAGAGCTGTAACTTCTGGTGATTATGCTAATGCTGCTTTTGGTGTAGCTAACACAGCTTCAGTAAATGCTACTAGTGCAGGCTCTTACGCTAATGCCGCTTTTGGTGTTGCTAATACTGCAACGACTAATGCAGCAAGCGCTAGCTCTTACGCTAACTCAGCATACACTCAAGCTAACACCGCGACTACGAATGCAGCTACCGCTGACCAAAGAGCAGTCACTTCTGGTGTTTATGCTAATGCCGCTTTTGCTATAGCTAATACTGACGTTACAACTATATCTACTACAGCAGGTATTTACGGTAATAATACAATTGTTCCTGTAATAACTTTAGCCGCAAATGGTAGAATATCATCGATATCAAACGTTGCAATTACTGGTGTAACGGGTCCTACTGGTCCTACTGGTCCAACTGGTCCAACTGGTCCCACTGGTGCCGCATCAACGGTTGCTGGTCCAACTGGTCCAACTGGTCCCACTGGTCCCACTGGTGCCGCATCAACGGTTGCTGGTCCTCCTGGTCCTACTGGTGCCGCATCAACGGTTGCTGGTCCTCCTGGTCCTACTGGTGCCGCATCAACGGTTGCTGGTCCTCCAGGGCCAACTGGTCCAACTGGTCCAGCGTCATCCGTTGCAGGTCCTACTGGTCCTACTGGTCCTACTGGCCCAACTGGCCCAACAGGTCCTTCTGGCGCGGCTCAGCTTTCTACTATTAATACTTGGACAGCAGCACAATATTTTCAAGCAAATCAAAACACAGGCACAGGTTCAAGTCCACCTTTACAAGCATATTCAAGTAGTGGCGGTGCAATGATGTCCTTCCATCGTGCAGGCGTTTACGCTATTAATATGGGTTTAGACTCGGATAACGTGTTCCGTCTAGGGGGTTGGTCTGCTGGTGCAAATCGTTTGCAAATGGATATGTCAGGCAACTTGACTATGGCTGGCAACGTCACTGCGTATTCTGACGAGCGTAAAAAGAAAAACTGGCGTCTTGTTACAGAAAACTTTGTTGAAAAATTAGCCAATGTAAAAGCTGGGGTATATGACCGTACAGACGAAGCTATAACTCAAGTTGGTGTTTCAGCACAATCATTACAAAAATTATTACCTGAAGCAGTTATAGAAGATGCAGATGGCTTCTTATCTGTAGCATACGGCAATGCGGCGATGACTTCTGCGGTTGAGCTAGCCAAAGAACTTGTTGTGTTAAAAGAATTAGTTAAAGAATTAAAAGCAGAAGTAGATGAGTTAAAGAAGTCTAAATAATTTGGAGTGTTGTTATGAGGGGTGAGTGGTGTTATTTTAAGGAGTATTTTACTCCAGAGATGTGTGCTAATATTTTAGAATTAGGTTTGAAGTTACCTGCCGAAGATGCAAAAATTGGAGTTAATGGTAATCTCGAAGTAAATGAAACTAGAAAAAGCAAGATTAGATTTATTCAAAAAACCGATCCTAATTTTGCTTTTCTTTTTGATGTTATGTGGAAATTAGCAATTCAAGCTAACGATGATTTCTTCAGGTTCAACGTAACAAGAATCTCTTATATACAGCTAGCTGAGTATGATGAATCTTATCAAGGTGAATATAAAAGACATCATGACGTCTTTTGGATGAATAACGATCCCGACTACCATCGAAAATTGACTGCGGTTGTTCAACTAACAGACCCTTCTACATATGAAGGTGGTGATTTTGAGATGTTTAATATTACTCAATATCCTGACGCTAGTGAAATCAGAACGCAAGGAACAGCATTCTTCTTACCGTCATTTATAGAACATCAAGCAAATCCAGTAACTAAAGGCACCAGATATAGTCTAGCTTGTTGGTTTGATGGACCTAAGTGGAGTTAGTTATATAAATAGAAGATACTATTTAAAACAAATGGAATAATATGGCAACTCCTACCACACGAGCACAATTCAGAGACTACTGTTTAAGACAGTTAGGTCATCCTGTTATTCAAATTAACATAGATGAAGACCAAATGGACGATAGAATTGACCAAGCGCTTCAATTCTTCAACGACTATCATTACGACGGCGCTGAACGAATTTTCATGAAGCACTGTATCACTCAATCGGATATTGATAGGGGTTGGATTTATACTCCTGAAGCTATTACTTTTGTCGTTGGAGTTCTTCCGTTTGATCAAGCAAGCTCATCTATCAATATGTTTGATATGAGATATCAGTTGCGTCTACACGATCTATACGACTTTACTTCTGTATCGTACGTATCATACGAAATCACGATGCAACATTTACAAACACTAAACTTGTTGTTCTCGGGTACTCCTCAGTATAGATTCAATCGTCACGGTAATAAATTGAGATTAGATATTGACTGGACTCGTGACGTTAAAGTTGGTGATTACGTTGTGATTGAGTGCTATCGTACTATGTCTCCAGATTCAATAACGTTATCTGGTACAGGTGCAATCAGTACATCGTCAAACACGGTCACAGGCACATCAACAGTTTTTGATCAACAGGTTATTCCTGACGATGAAGTTGTATTTGGCACAGAAACTAAACGTATTACTAAAGTCATTTCACCAACACAAGTTGAGGTTGATAGTCCGTTTGCTACAAGTGGCTCGGTCACTATGACAAAGACAGGTATATCAGACGTTTGGAATGATAGATGGTTAAAACGATACGGCACAGCATTATTCAAACTTCAATGGGGTAATAACCTAAGTAAGTTTTCAGGTATTCAAATGCCTGGTGGTGTAACGCTAGATGGCGTTCGTATCATGGGCGAAGCACAAACCGAGATAGATAAACTAGAAGAAGATTTGGTTAGCACAAATGTGTTACCAGGCGATATGTACGTCGGATAGTCATGTCAACAAACTTCTATTTTAATAATTTTCCTGTAAATCAAGTCACACCAGAACAACTTCTAGTTGAGGATTTGGTTATAGAGGCTATGCAAATAAAAGGCATGGATGTCTTTTACATAGAGCGTTCTTCTCGTGATCAGATCGATTACATTTATGGTGAAGATGTCACCTCTGAGTTCAGACGAGCAACCCCAGTTGAGATGTATCTCGAGAACGTCACTGGTATGGATGGTGAAGGCGACTTCATTTCTAAATTTGGTCTAGAAATTCGTGATGAGATAACTATGTTAGTCTCTCGTCGTAGATTCAAAATGTCAAACAACACTATAGATCGACCAAGAGAAGGCGATTTGGTGTATGTGCCAATGGTACAAAACTTTTTCGAGATCACGTTCGTTGAGCACGAAAACGATCAAGCAATGTTTCACACATTAGGTAGAGGTCGTGGTGGAAACGTTTATCTTTACGCTTTAAAACTAAAACAGTTTGTATTCTCTGAAGAGATTATAGAGACTGGTATTGAAGAAATAGACATTCAAATTAGATCTGCGTATAAGAAAACTAGATTACCAATAGCAAACTCAGTCGTAGCTCCTTGGTCGACAGGTATGTTTATACCGGACGAGATTGTATACCAAGGTACGTCATTAGCAACATCAACCGCCCAAGCTGTTGTGTATTCATACACCGCTAACTCTACCATGGATATCATTAGAGTGAAGGGTACATTTACTACAGGTAATGTTAAAGGTAACACTTCAGGATCGATTAGAAGCGTTCTTCTTGTTGATGATGAGTCTCCTTTCAACTCTATGTTTGAAGATATTGCAGACAATAAACGTATTCAAACGGAATCTGATTTAATTATTGATTTCACTGAATCTAATCCGTTCGGAGAAACATAATGTTAAAAAACGCGCACTTTTATAATAGAACTATAAGAAAAATAGTTGTGGCGTTTGGCACACTATTCAACGACATTACTGTTGTTAGAAGAAGTTTAAATCAAGTAACCGAATACGAACGTATAAAAGTTCCGTTGTCGTATGGTCCAAAAGAAAAGTATTTAACTAGATTAACATCTGATCCAGATTTAATTAAAAGTATTGCTACTGCTGTTCCTAGAATAAGTTTTGATATGACTGGTATCAATTATGATACATCAAGAAAGCAGATGACGTCATTAAAAAACTTTTCAGCAATCAACGGATCTACAGCAAACGTTCAATACGCGCCTATTCCATACAATTTTAATTTCTCATTATCAATTTACGTGAGAAATACTGAAGATGGTACGCAAATACTAG